GTGCTACTAAAGTGAACATTGATACTGAAGGCGATTCTTATTTTAATGGTGGCAATGTCGGAATTGGTGTTTCTGTTCCAGAAGCTCAATTAAATATCGCAAAAGCTGGTTCTTCAGATAATGCAACATTCTATATTGATACATTTTCAAGCGGTATAAATAATCAATCTGTTATAGGATTAAGAAAATCTAACTCAAATTCAGTAGGCACAGAAACAACAGTAGAGGATGATGAAAAATTAGGTAAGATTGCTTGGTATGGTGGTGAAACAGATGGTTATGATGAAGCGGCATCTATCCATGCTGAAGTAGATGGAACACCGGGTAGCAATGACACAGATATGCCGGGTGCATTGGTATTTGGTACGACCGCTGATGGTACTGGTTCAAGTGCTGAAAGAATGAGAATTACATCTACTGGCAATGTCGGGATTGGTACAGATTCTCCGTCAAAATTGCTCCATTTGAAATCAAGTACAAGTAATGAACCTACTATATTAATTGAAAACAATAATGATGACCAACATCCTCCAAGACTACAGTTTCTAAAAGATGTAAGTGCTGATGCAGAATCAGATTCAGATTTTTTAGGTCAAGTTGCTTTTCGAGGTCAAGATAGTGGTGATGCCTTACACACTTATGCGAGTATTTATGGTCTTTCTACTGATGTAACTGCTGGAGAAGAAGATGGTGAACTAAGATTTGAAGTTACAAAAGCAGGTACAGATGCGAATGTTGCTTTAAGTTTAGATGCCAACTCCCGAATCTCACTATCTAATAATGATAGTGGTACATCAAATACCATATTCGGTAAAGATGCTGGTGACTCAGATGGTGCTGGAGACCAAAATGTATTTGTGGGAGAATTAGCTGGCGGTACTGGTACTCAAACTGATGCCGCAGATGGAAACACAGGGGTAGGATATAATTCTTTAACCGCTCTTACTACTGGGTCACAGAACACTTCTGTCGGCTCATACAATTCTGATGATATTACTGAAGGCTCATATAACACATCAGTCGGAAGGTCTTCACTTGCAAGTTTAACAGTTGGGTCACATAATACAGTAATGGGGAGGGCTACATTTGGAGTCTCAGTTCACGATGAATCATATAATGTTGCCATTGGTAATAGTGCATTAGGTTCAGCTAAACAAGATGGAACAGCAAGTAGTACTAATAGAGAAGTGAAGAAGAATGTTGCAATCGGGTATGAGGCTTTAGTGGGAGGTACTTTAACAGGAACTAATCATCTTGAAGGTTGTGTTGCTATTGGTGCAAATGCAATGGATGCTACTGGTGCAAACAATCAAATAGGCACAGTTGCGATTGGGCAAAGTGCATTAGGAGCATTGACATCTGGTACAGACAATGTAGGTGTTGGTTATAAATCTCTTTTTGCTTGTAATACTGGTACTCAAAATACAGCTTTAGGAACACACGCTTTATATGGAACAGATGATGGAACAAGTAATACTGCGATAGGTGCGTATGCAATGCACGTTGGAAATGCTGGTACTTCTAATACTGCTGTAGGCGCACAGTCAATGATTGATGTTACAGGAAGTTACAATACTGCTGTGGGTATGCAATCATTATTTGATATGACAAGTGGTGGAAGCAATGTTGCATTAGGAGCTCTTGCTATGAAAGATGCTCATGCTGGAGAATCTCATAATATAGCTATTGGCGTTGAAACTATGAGAGATGTAGACGAAGATACTAACAATGCAGATTACAATATAGCTATTGGTTCTATGGCTTTATTAGGCGGTACTGTAGGAGGTGATTTTTTAGGCAATATAGCTATTGGATATCATGCTTTAGATGCAACTGGGGCTAACGCTCATACAGGCACTATTGCGATTGGATATTCGGCATTGGGCGCTCTTACTTCTGGAGGTTCCAATACTGCTATAGGTTATGAATCTCAATTATATCAAACAGATGGAGCAAATAACACTACATTAGGTTATAAAGCATTAAGAAATGCAGATAATGGTGAGTCTCTTAATACTGCACTTGGAACAAAAGCTGGTGAGTTTATAAATCACGCAAGTTCAGATGGTAATACTATTGTAGGTACTCAGGCTATGGTCGGAGGAACAGGAGCAAGGACTTATAATACTGCAATGGGTTATCGTGCAATGGGAAGTGGTAATACTCAGAATAATATAGGTGCTGAAGAAAATGTATTTATTGGAGCGTTTTCTGGTAATGGTACTTGGACAGGAGACACATCAAATTATAATACTGCAATAGGTGCTTACACTATGGATGCGGCTCTTGATGGTGCATTGTATAATGTAGCTGTGGGCTATCAAGCATTAAGTGCCCATACTGAAGGTGACTACAACACAGTATTAGGTGCGCAAGCTGGATTAGATTCTACAACAGGGGCAATCAATACATTAATTGGATTTAGGGCTGGTTATGATATTATAGGCGGTGCAGAAAATACATTTATAGGTTCATCTGCTGGTCAATTAACTACTGCTGTAGTAGGTGCTACATTAATTGGAAGAGAAGCTGGTGGTGGTGGAATTATAACTACTGCCGCAAATCATACGACAGCAGTTGGATACCAAGCACTTTATTCATTGACATCTGGAGCGGCTAATGTCGCAATCGGAGCATATGCTCTTGATGCAATTACAACATCTGCTAATAATACAGCTGTAGGCTATAATGCACTTACTGCTTGTGGTGATAGTTATTCTAATGTTGCTATCGGTAAAGATGCTGGAGACACGATTACAAACTCTGGAGGATTAAATACTGTCATTGGTACAAGTGCAGATGTATCTACTGGTGCGGCTGAAAATCAAATAGCAATAGGATATGGTACAACAGCAGTAGCAAACAACTCAGTAACACTTGGAAACTCGGCTGTAACTGCTGTTTATATGGCATCAGATAGTGGTGCATTAGTTCATACTGCTGGTATTCAATTTCCAGCAAGTCAAGCGGCAAGTGGTGGAGCAAATGTACTTGATGATTATGAAGAAGGTGATTGGACGCCAGTTTTAAGTGATGGTAGTAATAATGCAACATCTGCGGCTAATACAGAAGGCACATATACAAAAATTGGAAGGCAAGTAACAGTAGTTGGAAGAATTGCAACAAGTAGTTTAGGCTCTGTATCTGGTGGAATACAAATAAACGGACTTCCATTTGCGGCTGGAAACGATGATAAATATAAATCTGTAGGAAATATTGGACTCGGTTTAAATCTTAATGTGACTGCTGGGTACAATATTGATGGATATATAGCCGCCAATAGTTCGTCTTTATTTCTTTATATCAATGATGTGGCTACTGGAGGCTCTGCTATGACAGGAGCAGAATGGTCAGCAGATGGTCATGCAATAATTCAAGCAACATACTTTGTATAATGGATATTATACTGGAAATAACAAGGAGTTAAAATGGCTTTAGTAAAGAAAATAACATACGATTATGAGGTTCGTGGAGAATATAAATGTATTCAACAACGAGCAAGAACTGCGGTTGTAGAAGATGGTGAAGAAATATCATTTTCATACCATAGAACATCATTTATGCCAGATGCAGATGTAAGTGGTGAATCTGATGAGGTCAAAGCATTGGCTGATACACTATGGACAGATACTGTTAAAAAAGCGTATGAAGATAGTAAAAAATAATTAACTAACAAGGAGTCAATAATGGCTAAAAAAGAAAAAGAACAGAAGCCAGTCTTGAACCTAGATGACAAAGAGTATGTTATTGAGGATATGACTGATGAACAGAAGATGATGGTAAATCACATTAACGATTTACAAAACAAACAGAATACAAATCAGTTTATGGCTGACCAGTTAGCTGTTGGCAAAGAAGCATTTATTAATTTGCTTCGTGCATCATTGGAAGCCCCTGAAGAAAAGGTTGAAGTAGTAGAATGATTGTAAGGTATGCCCATGATAATGATGTGGTAATTCACCTTAATAATAAGCAAGGTATGACTAAAAATTTAAAGCTTAATGATGGTACGCTATTTTCTTTAACCTATCCTAGCAGTAAAAAGTATTTTTTACGAGTAGGTAAAGAGATAATTAAAAAATCAGACAGCTTTAAGACCATTGAAGAAGAATATGTTAAAGAGTGTGAAAAATTAAAAGACTCTGATAATCATGGGCGTATCGACATTGTAAAACATAAATTAGTAAATAATAAGGTAGTAGAAAGATGAAAAGCCCTATAAGTAAATTAGTTGATTGGCAAGTTAGAACTGGTCAATTAGACAACTGGACTGCATATCACATTGGAGCAGGAGCATTTTTCTGTAAATTATTCCAATGGATGGATTGGAGTGCCTTTTGGTGTGTTTTTGGAGTATTTATTCTTGGAGTATTGTGGGAGGTATTTGAATGGCTCATAGAAGGCGATGAAGAAACATACGGCACTAAAGAAAAATGGGCATATAATACAGCATCAGATATATTTGTAGAAACAGCGATGGCATTGTGGATGGTGCTATGAATAAAACGATAAAAAAATTGGAAAATGGAGATTTTAAAGTTATCAGTACGAGTTATAATATTCCTGTTACTTATAGTTACATTGGTAGGGTGTGATTCTGGTTGGTCAGTATGTGGTTGGGAAGTTAAGTGAGTAAGCCATTGAATGATGAATTGCAAATACATATATCAGTTAAATGGGCAGTTCAAATATTATTATTCGTTTTTACTCTTACTGGTGCTTGGTACACTTTAAAGCAAAGCATTGCTGATAATGCTAACGAAGTAGAGCATATAAAAGAAAGTCTAATCGAATATGAAAAACTATTAGATGAGAGGGTAAGTCGATTAGAGAAATATAAAGAACAAGAATTGGAAGAGGTTAATAAATCTCTTTTATCAAAGGTACTAGGAAGGGATGAGTAATGGACACGACAGCAATGTTGGAAGCATACGGCACTTTAGGAGCTACTGGGGTCATTTCTTTGCTTTTTGGATTTATGATAACAAATCTAATAAAGTCACAATCAGCACAAAATGATAGCCTTGATAAAATTTCGGTTGATATTGCAAAAGCAGAAGGCACTACAGCTAATGTAGAATCAATCTTATTAAAATTATTAGATAGAATACAAAGAGATGGGGAACAACAATCAGATGAAAGGAATAGAAGGCATGAATCAATGATGAAAGAAATAGATGATTTGAGTGATAAAGTAAGTTATCTATCTGGAAGAATTAATGGTGGCGGAAAGCATTAAAATGGACACTTTAAAAATTATGGCAATTAGTTTTAGCAACTATGCAATAGGATTAACTCAAATACATGAAGCATTACAGATAGTAGTTGCTTTATTATCAATAATACTACTTGTAACAAATATAAGGAAAAATAAATAAAATGAATATAAAATCAATGCTTGTAAAGTTAGCTGAAGAACAAGCTGAAAAAATGCAAGAAGAAGCTGTAAAGCATTTAGGTTCTGATGAAATGACAGAAAAGATTGCTACTGCTATCAATAAGAAGATTGACATCCCATTCGTATCAGAAGATAAAGAACAAATATTTTTTGAAAAAATGGTCGATGTTGTAACTGATGTTTTAGAAGGTCTATTTAAAGGAAAGTAAAATGCTGTCAATATTATTAACAATAACTCTCGCTAATGCAGATAGTATAAAGGTAGAAACAACCACTCATCCTACATACAATGTAATGGCTTACAATATGGAAGATGTCAAGAAGAAAAAAAAGAAAGGTAAGAAATTATCTCAAAAAGGTAAAAAGAAAAAGAAAGGCTTTTTTTCAAAGGTTTTTGGAAGTAAATAATGCCTAAAAAGCGTGACTCAAGACTAACAAAACATGGATTAAAGGGTTATAATAAACCTAAAAGGACTCCAAAGCATCCTAAGAAATCTCATGTTGTGCTTGCAAAAGTAGGCAGTAAAGTTAAGTTAATTAGATTTGGTCAGCAAGGTGTTAGAGGTGCTGGTAAAAAACCCAAAACAAAAGCCCAGAAAGCAAGGCGTAGGTCATTTAAGGCAAGGCATCGCAAAAATATAGCCAAAGGTAAAATGAGTGCCGCTTACTGGGCTAACAAGGTTAAATGGTAATGGCTAAAAGAGTAAGTTGGAAATGGGGAAATAAACGCTACTCTGGAACTTTAATCAGAGAGACAAAAACCCATAAATTTGCAAGAACTAAGAATGGTAAAATAAAAAAGATAAAAAAGAGGAGGAAAAAATAATGCCAAAAGGTAAAGGATATGGTTTTGGAAAAGCAAAGCCAAAGAAAAAGCGTAAACTAAAAAAGAGAAAAAAATAATGTACAAATTCGGCAAGCGGAGTCGTGAACGACTCAAAGGTGTAGATATAAGACTGGTAAATGTTCTTAACGAACTGATTAAAATAATGGATGTTACTGTAATTGAAGGACTCCGTTCTGCCGAAAGACAGGAAGAGTTGCTTGCTAAAGGTGCTACTAAAGTAAAATACTCAAAACACATGGAAGGCAAAGCAGTTGATATAGCTCCATACCCAATAGATTGGAAAGATAGAGATAGATTTCATTACATGGGTGGCATGATTCGTGGCATTGCTTTAAAATTAAATATTCCTGTTAGATGGGGTGGAGACTGGGATAGCGATGGTGAAGTTAAAGATAATGGATTTGATGATTTAGTCCATATAGAGCTAAAAATTTAAGACTTAACAATTTATCCATTGCATTAAAAATATTTGAAGATTAAGTTAGGAACAGCATGGCATATTGCACAAACAGAGATTTAAAAGATGTATTTCCGTCAATAGACGAATTTGACACAAAAACTCCTATATACGGCTGGGTAGTTCATAGCAGTAGTTTATACAGGGCAGATAACTGTGGTCTTGTTACGCAACTTTTTGCAAATGGTCAAGACTTAGGTGATGCTGAAGCAAATAGCGGAGAGGTAAACACTAATGGAGAATGGTATTACGAATCTACGCTAGATGCAGTTTATTATTATAATAGTGCAACCAACCCCAATGATATGCTTATGGAATCTGGGGATGACTGGGCAACACTAAAAACACGCTATATATCAAATGCTGAAAAGTACCTTGACTCTAGGCTTGACGGCAGACTACCCAGAAAGCAATTCAAAGATAAAGATGGTAACTACGATTACATCCTAGTAAGAACAACAGCTCTACTTGCGTGTTCTTTTTTAATAAGAGCATCCCAGCCAACATCAGAAATAGCAGATGCATTATTTGAAGAAGCTGAAAAGAATATTTTTTCTTTAAATGAAGGTACTACTAAACTATCTTGGCAAGTAAGTGGGGATGCTACTCATGGGGTAATTAGAGAAGTATCTGTTAGCGGTAGTGTCAGAATAGTAGATACAAGAGGTTCTTATTACGATATTTATGATAGGGTTGGGGTAAAGATAACAACAGCAGGTGCATTAGGTACTGCTAAATATTCTGTATGGCTTAAGGATGGAGACAATCTGGGAGCTGAAAGAATGAATAATGGAGCTACTGCTGATTACATAGATACAATCAATGGGCAATATCAAACTCTGGCAAGTGGTGTGCAATTAAGATTTGCAGGAGATACGGCAGACACAGCTACCTTAAATGATAAATGGGAAATAGAATTTTTTGGCAAGAATGAAAGCCTTGATGATACAGGAATGCCATATTCTATCAATATGACTCGTAGATAATGCCAGTTACTTTTGTTAATATTTGGGAGACAAAGATTTTGGATACTATCAGAACTTTTCTTAATGATGAGTTTGCAGGTAGTATCCCAGTTTACACAGGAAATTTTAAAGACATGGGCAACCAGTCCATTCGTCTTAACCCAGTAGGTTCTGATCTTGTTGAGTTTAATGCAACGGCAGAAACTAGGGAATATATTTTAGATGTATCTTATACATTTAAAGAAAACATGGTAAAAAAGGATACTTGGGAGCATATACTTCGACAAGTATCACATATAGAAGCATTGTTTTTTGACAATCAAAATAACACTTTTTATAATGGCAGATTCGATACAGCTAGGATTAATGAAAAGACAGAAGCTGAACAAGCTATAGAAGGGTTAAATGTTATTAGATGGGAATGGCGAGCTTCATATATGGGAAATATATCTTAAAGTAATAAGGAAGAGATATGAAAGTTAAATTAAAAGATAAAAACAATAAATTGCCGAATTGCTGGAAAGAATGCGGTTGCTCATTTGAAGATTGGCAAGAACTTCAAAGTGGCAAAAGCGTAGAAGTAAGCAATTTAAATAATCTGGAGCATCTATTTGATGTTGATGCCCCAAAACCAAAAAAAGGAGATAAATAATGGCAGTATCTGCAAAAGTTTTTTCACCAAAAGAGTGGAAAGTTGCAGTTGTATCTGATGCTACTAATGCAGGAGATACTGGAATAGGCTCTACAATGCTACAGTTAGATGTTGATTCTGTAGGGATGCCTTCCCTAAACCCCAATCAAGTTCTTGATGTAAGAAGTGGAGCTGGAAGAACATTTAAAGATGAAGATTTTTTTCAAGACAGTATATTAAGAGTGCCTGAAATATCTTTATCGGGTACACTTCATAGCGATGCGGCTCATAAGATGTTATTGCAAAATATAACTAATAATACTGCTTCAGAAAATGGGATAGTAGCTTCTGGTCATAACGGAACAGACCAAAGATATGGAGCGGCTGTTACCAATAATTGCTCATCATTAACACTCGTGATGCAACCTTCTGACGTAACCAACCAACAAGGTCTAGAATTTTTTGGATGTGTAGTAACAAGTTTTTCAATATCTGCGGATGCTACATCAGAAGGCGGTAGGTATAAATTTTCTGCTACATTACAAACAGGTAAAAAACCAGATTTAGCATCAACCGCAAGCCCTACTATAACAGCTTACGCTAATACAGATATTCCCAAACTTTCAAATGGAACTGGAATAAGAGCAATGGGTAAGGAAGTTGTTTTGAATACATTTTCAACAACCATAGAACACCCTGCTGTTTTTTCTGGGCTTACTACCACAGGATATGAAGTAGTTGGTAGAGGTGCTGAAATAGCCGTTAGTACTGAAGCTCAAGTTAAATACGATGCCAATACTAAAACAATGATTAATGACTACGATGTTCAAACAAGTGCTAATACAAGCGATTCATTTGTAATTATAAATGACAATGCTTTTGGCATTAACATAGACAATGCTGTTTATACTAATGTTGCTTTATCTGAGGGAGACATGATGATGTTGGATATTGCACTAAAATCAGTTGACAATGGAACTAATCCACTTGTAACTGTTGATGTGACAAGTTAATGAAGTTATCTACAGGAAAAGAAGCCAAATTAAAAGAAATGTCTGTGGATGATATTGATTATTGCAATGACTTACCTCAAATGAGGTATGAAGGTAATGAGATTGTAGCCATCACTAACTTAGCAAAAGCAAGAACTGCTTGGATTCGTAAAGGTGTTGAAGGGGCTGATGATAAGTTTATCAAGTCTTTAAGCGAT